CTGTTGCTCTGCGCTTCTTGAAAGCTGGCTGAGAACTAGCAGCGGGACATCGCATTCCTTGGCGACAGACTTCAATCCGTTTGAAATCTTCGTAACCTCCTGCACTCGATTGTCGGCCTTGGCGCTCATAAGCTGGAGGTAGTCCACCACGATGAGCTTGGCCTTGTGCCGCGCCACCATGCGGCGTGCGCGGCTGGAGAAGCCCGCTACCGTTAGGCGAGGCGACTCGTCAATGAACAGCGGCGCTCGGATAAGGCTCGCCGAGGATGTGGCGAGGCTATGGATGTCCTGCTTCTTGAGCGAGCCGGTGAGAAGGTCATGGCCATCAATGCCTGTGCGCGACGAGAGCAAACGCTTGATGAGGCTTACCGCCGTCATTTCGAGACTGAACACGCCCACAGGAATCTTCAAGTCCAAGGCGACGTGCTCGGCGATAGACATCGCCAGACTGGTCTTGCCCATTGATGGGCGCGCGGCCAGCACGAACATATCGCCCCGATGGAAGCCGCTGGTCAATCGGTCAAGGGAAGGGAAGCCGCTGCTGACGCCAGTGCAACTTCCATCGCTGGAATGTGCCTGTTCGATTTCTCCGATGGCCCTGCGGACCACATCAGTTAGGACGACCTCCCCCCCTTGGCCACTGTTTGCTTGGAGTAGGCTGAGGAGGGTTTGCCCAGCCGATTCAAGCAGCGCGTCGTCGTCGCCTTCTTGCGCGTTGATTTGAGAAATGATACCCCTAACGCCGGTCACTATCTGGCGCAACCTCGACTTTTTGGCGACGGTCGCAACATAGTGGGGGAGGGCAACGGTGGAGGGGGTCAAGTCCGGCAGCCCGGCCAAGTGGGGGAGTCCTCCCACCGCCTCAATGCCACCCGGAAACAAAGCCTCGGCCTCGTCACGAACAGTTATAGTGTCAATTGGCACAGACCGTTCACGTAGCCGCTGCATGATCTCGAACAGGTTCCGGTGCCTCAGCTCATAGAAGTCGTCCGGCTCCAGCGAGGTCGCGGCCTCGTCCACCAGCTCGTCCTCGCGCATACAGCACGACAGGACGGCAGCCTCGTTCTGGGACGAGTAGGGCGGTGCCTCGATGTTAAGCATCTCCACCATACTTTGCTTTCACCTTGGGCAGCTCGCCCTGAATGCAGATTCGGATAAGGTCAGAAATTGAGATTCCCGTGGAATCGGCTACTCGGCGAAGCTCGCCGTAGACCCGACTGCTCACGCGAAATGTCACTACTTGGTTTTTAGCTACCATGTCAGGGCGTATTCATAACACATAGCGAACATATAGCAAGTGTATATCTTACCGAATACACATAAAGTTATTAACAGGTTATTGACATTGACAAAAAGGGGAGAGCGTATTTAGACTGAATACAGTTTTACACGGTGATCAGGAAGGAAGGCGCATGAGCAGGAAGCGAAAGACGAAGAAAGCCGAGACGAAGCATCACACGACGCTGCGCCTCAGCCGGGAGCTATGGGTAGAGGCAGAGAAGGTGGCCACGCTCAAGCGCATGAGCGTGACCGCCGTGATTGAGACTTGCCTTGAGTCCGGGCTTCCCCGGCTTGAGCGCATTCATCGCGAATTCCTGAAAGACCAAGAGTGATGGCCTCCTCCGCCACCTGACTCACAGTGCGCCCGCTCTGACCCGCCTCAGCGCGTAGTCGCGCCAAGTGGGTCGGGCTAGGGGTGTACAGGGCTTCGCTCACTTGCGGGGCGGGCATATATTAAAGTACCGCTCTGCGTCGCTCAATCTAACAAGAGTTCGATAATTTCTGAACAGCATCTCATAGTTGCCGTGGCCCAGCGCCATGCGGGTATCCTCCTCGCCCTGCACCGCGAGGCAGTAAGAGGCGAAGCTGTGACGGCTGGCGTCGTGTGGCCATGCCTCTCCGGTCAGCTTTAGCTTGGAGCGCGCTTCATTCCACCGCTTGTCCCAGTTGACCACCGGCAGAGTCGCGCCATGGTTCAGCCCCCACCGCACCCACGCCACCAGATTCGGGGGCATGGCTATGTATCGGTTCTGGCGGTCCTTGGCGCGGCTGGCGCGGACATGAACAAGCTGGTCGTCCAGCATAACTTCATCGTAGGTGATGGTTGCAGCTTCGCGCTCCGGTCGCAGCCCGGCGAAGAACAGCAAGGCGGCGCGACACACCATGTCCGGCTCATGCTTCACCAGATACTTCATCACCGCCGCGACTTCCTTGGGCGTCAGAATCTTCGTCGACTCCTCATCCTTGGCCAGCTCCGCGTCAGTGGCACGGAAGCGGCGGACGTGCTGGGCGGGCGAGGACTCCAGATGCCCCTCGGCCACTGTCCAGTTGAAGAAGTTTTTCAAGTCGGTGAGGTAGCCGTTCTTGGTGCGACTGTTCCACGGCGTCTTCTGCCGCGTCAGGCCGGCGTTGAGCCAGTCAAGGACGCCCGAGCGGCACTCATCCGTTAGCGAGCCATTCCACCGCTCCTCACCAAAGCGCTCCAACGTCGATGAAAGGGCAGTGTGGCTGCGCTCCTTGATGAGGAGCTTCTTCTCCCGAAGGAAGGCGCGGATGGCGGTACCCACGGTGACGCGATGCTCCTCGCGAATCTCGGTATGCTCCTTATAGTAACGCACGGCGTTAATAATGGTGAACCCGCCCTCCTTGGCCAGTTCGTGCGCCATCATCCACTCAATGCGAACGCCCTCCGGGTAGCGGGCGAACATATCGCCGTGCGCCCTCTGGGTGCGCTTCAGTTCCGCCAAGGCAGCCTCCGCTTTGCGCCGGGTAGTGTGATAGGTTCTCCGCCTCCTGCCCGCCATCTTTACGTCGAGGACAAAGCGTACCTTCCCAAGTCTTTTTTCTTCGTGTATCTTCATGTTGTCGCCTTTTTCATGGTTTATTGTGGCACCTGTCGCCCAAAATCGCCATATATATGAGCATGAGCCGTGCTGCACTGTACTTATCTGTCATGTATTTAGTATATCATAACGAATACACTGTCAAGGCCAATTTTCTGGCCTTAATGTTCCGTAAAAACAGGGGTGAAACGAGGAAAACGAGGTGGTTGCGGGAGGCGGATTTGAACCACCGACCTTCAGGTTATGAGGGTGGCTTTCTGGCCTAAAGGCTGTGCTTTTCTGAGGTAAATCATCAAATCGCCATGGCCCGCCAGCCCCATTTCTTTATATGACATTAAATGTCCAAGACGTTTGACATTAAATGTCTGACTTGGTACAAAAGGGGTGCAGCGGCGGCTGCCTAAACACGTGAACTGAGATTTCGCCCTACTGCGGTGCTGGCGAGCCGCTGGCCCTATTCGGCAATGGCCGTCCGATGCGACAGATGAGGTCTGTCCGCGCCGGGTGGTGTCTGGACTTCAAGCCTCATCCTAAATCAATCCTAACGAAAGGATTTATCATGGCTTGTACAGATGTATTTCAGGCTTTGAAAATGGCCACCGAGTCTTTGGGTAAAGACATTCATCGGAAGGCCACTAATCGGTCAGTTTGGTTGAACGCATTGCCAAAGGGTACCTACCCGCTTGGCACTGGCCTCACTCAAACGACCTTCCGCGTCGAGAATTCTCTGCCGGTCAACGATGAGTTGTCATGGGAGAAGATTGCGACCACGAGCGCCTCCGGCCAAGTTAATATGGACGCTGGAGATGGCTTGTGTGCCCGCACGTGGAATGATGTGGAATGGGGTATGTCTGAGCAGACCTACAGTCCAGAGCGGATTTCGATTCGCGGACCGCAGGTTTGTAAGGAGAACCTCAAGTATCGTTACAATGTTGGCAACTTCTTCCGGGCGTATCTGGAGGAGATTAGCAAGCATTCCAAGCGTATTCTGGAGAATAAACTCCAGAACGAGTACATGAAGATGGCTCGTCAAGTGACCATCAGCGGCGTGGCAGGAGCCGAGGCGCTGAACGACACGGCTGCCGGTTCCGGCGAGCTGAGTGACGCGGCCTTGGCGGACACCGTAGCCCTGCTCCCGGCGCACCTTGACCAGTTGGCGATTAAGCTGATTGAGAGTGGCGCGACCGAGGGCGACAGCAACGGTTGGGTGGAACTTGGCCCGAACGGCCCGGTGTTCCCGCTCATCATCGGCATGGAAGCGTCGAATGCGCTGCTGACAGCCAACGATAACGTGCGCGTTGACTACCGGGAAAGCTCGAAGGTCAATGAGCTGCTGGCTGGAATTGGCGCGGATCGCGTGACGGGCAACTTCCGTCATATCGTCGTGACCAACCCCGCCCGCTTCGCGCGTCATGCGTCGGACGGAACCTACGACCGGGTGAGCGAGAACGTGGCCTTGACCAGTTCTGAAATCACCAAGGGTAGTGGCACTAAGATTAACCCGTTGTACACGGCCAAGACTGGCACGGGTGCGGCGGTTTATGAGGCTGCGGTTGCGCTGGTTCCCAGCGTGATGAAGCAACTGGTAGTGCCGAGTTCGGTTCCCGGCAACCTTGGGTTCGCTGCGGACTCGTACAGCGGTGACTGGAAGTTCATCACCGGCGCGTACAAGTTCGAGGACTGCGAAGACCCGACCGAATCGTTTGGTCGCCACATTGGTTCCTACGAGATGGCCTTCGAGCCTGTCTTCGGCGACCACGGCGCGACCCTGATGTTCAAGCGATAGACTGTTAGTCGTCGTCATCCACGGGTGGCCCCGCTTTGCGGCGGGGTCGCCCTTTTACGACATGAACGATTACGATTGGCACAAGGTGTTGGGAGTCAACGGGGGTGTATTAGCCACCGTGACCCTCACGCAAATCGAGGCGGTTTTATCCATCACCCTGCTGGTCATTACGATCGTGTGGGCGGCGGTGAAGCTGTTTCGGCAACTCACAAAGAAGGACGACTAAGTTATGGCAACGACCAATAAGATTGACGGCCCCAAGAAGGGGTACCTCACCACGGAATTTTACCTGAGCAGCGCGGCTGCGCTTCTGGGCATCTTGGTGGCGAGCGGCATTGTGGACCCCTCTGGGGGCGGCGCTTGGGACAAGGTGGCGGGCTTGGTAGTCAGCGTGCTGGCCGCGCTGGGCTACACCATCGCACGAGCCAAGGTAAAAATCGCTGACTCCAAGAAGAAGTAACCATGCTGGGCAAGGTCATCAAGGCTGTCTTGGAATGGCTGACGGGGCTTGCCCGGAAGGAGATAAAAAAAGATGTGGAAGCGACTGACGTTAACACCCCTGACGCTGTGCGTGATGATTTTCGCGCTGGCCTTCGCGACAAGCTGCGGAAGCACAAAGGTAGTATTCATCCACCAAAGCAGTGATGTGGTGCGA